ATGTTCAAGGTATTATGGCGAAATATCGCAACAAGCTTGTCTATGACGCAAATACTGGCGAGATACGTGATGACCGCAAGAGCATGAGTATGCTTGAAGATTTTTGGTTGCCTCGTCGTGAAGGCGGCCGCGGTACAGAAATTACAACACTTCCAGGCGGAGACAATCTCAGCCAAATTGAAGACGTACTCTTTTTCCAAAAGAAGCTCTATCGTTCGCTTAACGTGCCAGTTAATCGACTAGAAAGCGAGACAGGCTTTAATATTGGTCGTGCAAGTGAAATATCTCGTGAAGAGGTCAAGTTTCAAAAGTTTATCAACAGGTTACGTAAAAAGTTTTCGATTCTATTCATCGAGGCGTTGCGGGTACAACTGCTGCTAAAAGGCATATGCACAGCAGATGACTGGGAAATTATACGTGAAGGCATCTCAGTTGACTATATTGAAGACAACTATTTCTCTGAGCTCAAAGACTTTGAGATTATGAAAGAACGCATAAGCATGCTTGATACCATAAGCTCTCACATTGGCAAGTATTACAGCGACAAGTGGGTACGCAGCAACGTACTCAACCAGTCTGAAGCAGATATTGAACGTATGAATACTGAGATTGACGAAGAAAAATCAGCTGAAGAAGCGCCTCCAGAGTCAGAAGAAGATGGTTCTTCAAATGAATTCTGACGAGTTGAAATGTAAAATATTATAAATAGTTAAAGTATGAGTAAAACAAAAGAGTTTATCGACAGCATCATAAACAATGACGCGTCTGCTTCATCATCAAGCTTTAATGCTTTGATACGTGACAAAGTACACACAGTACTTGATGTCAAACGAGTTGAATTAACATCGAATATCTACAATTCTCCAGTTCAAAAGGAAGATTGAAAAGCGATTTTTTATAAATAATTAGATGAAGTTAATAACAGAACATTCTGAAGACCTCAGATACATTTCAGAAGCGGCTGAAAATGGTGAAAAGAAATTTATCATCGATGGCATCTTTATGCAAGCCGAGCAGGTAAATCGCAATCGTCGTATTTACCCTAAAAAAGTTTTAGAAAGTGCAGTAAACAAATATGTTGCTGACTATGTTAATAAGGGACGTGCAGTCGGTGAACTTAATCATCCAGACGGTCCTACAATTAACCTTGATAAAGTTTCACATCGCATTACCGAACTTCAATGGAACGGCAATGATGTTGTTGGAAAGGCGCTTATACTTGACACACCAATGGGTAAAATTGTGAAAGGACTTTTAGAAGGTGGTTGTCAATTAGGCGTTTCTAGTCGTGGTATGGGAACCGTTGCAAGTCGAAATGGCCAAACCTTTGTTAATGACGACTTTGTGTTGTCAACAGTTGATATCGTTCAAGACCCAAGTGCACCGTCTGCTTTTGTAAACGGCATCATGGAAGGTGTTGAATGGATCTGGGATAATGGCTTATTGAAGGCGCAACAACTTGAAAATTATGAGACAGAAATCAAAAAAGCCTCTTCTGTGCAACTAGCAGAAACACAAATGCGTGTATGGTCTGATTTCCTCTCCAAACTCTAACAATAAGAAAAAAGTAATATATGGAAAATACAACAATTGAAAACACAGAAGATGTCATTGAAGACATCAACGAAGAAACATTACTTTCTCTTGACGAAAACTTAGAGCTTGATCAGGAACAAACTGAGATCGCTGAAGCTAAGTGCAAGAAAGAGGGAGAAGACATGGAAGATGAAGAGTCTGACGAAGAATCATGTGATTCTGAAGAAGGCGAATCTGAAAAGGAAGATGAAGAAGAAGAGGAAGAAGAAATGATGGAAGCCAAGAAAATCTCTGAAGCAGAAGTGAGCTCTGATGAAGAGTTTATGGAATATGCAAAACAAGTACTACAAGCCGCTCATGGTGATAAGTATGACGAAGAAATTGCAATGAAAACTGCAAAGGGCATACTTGATAAAGCTGAAGGTGACTACGGCGTTGCTGTAGGCATGCTTACAAGCGGACTCGGTGAAGAGTCTGACGAAGAAGAGATGAAAATGCAAGAAGAAACTACTGAAATCACAGTCGACGCCTCTGACATTACTCGTCTCGTCGAGTCTGAAGAAGGCCTAACCACAGAGTTTAAGGAAAAAGCTACTGTCATCTTTGAAGCTGCTGTAAAAAGCAAAATCAAAGAAACAGAAGAAACACTTAAAGAAAGCTACGCAGTTGCATTGATCGAAGAAGTCGAAGCAATCAAAGAAGAACTTGTTGACAAGATTGACAACTATTTAACCTATGCGGTTGAAAGTTGGGCAGCAGACAATACTGTCGCTATCGAGTCTGGTCTTCGTACTGAGATTGCAGAAAACTTTATTCAATCACTCAAGACTGTATTTGTAGAAAACTACATCGAAGTTCCAGAAGCCAAAAAAGATTTGGTTGCTGAAATGGAAAGTACAATCGCTAAGCTTCAAGAAGAAGCAGCAGACACCACGCAAAGTATCTCAACACTTTCCGAGCAGGTTGAACGCCTTACTCGTGAAAAGATTGTTGCTGAAGCCTCAACTGGTCTTGCTGACACTCAAGTTGAGAAACTCAAGTCTCTTGTTGAAGATGTAAACTACACGTCAGAGAGTGCATATCGTAAAAAAGTCGAAACTATCAAGGAATTCTACCTCAAAGGCATCTTAGATGAAACAGAAACATTGGTTGAAGAAACAACTGATGAGTCTTCCTACGTAACAACCGAAACAGTTGTAGAAAATGAAACGATCGCAGAAGAAACCGTTTCACCTGCAATGCAAAAATACTTGACCGCATTATCACGTCTAAACAAGGCAAATGAAGCCACTGTTCCAGTACGCTGATAAAGGTTCCAACCCCAAACAACAACAACAAACAATAAAGAAAAAATACTATTATGTTTAATTCAGAAACACTAGAAAAAAAGTGGGCCCCAATTCTTGAGGCTCAAGACGCCCCTAAGTTCAAGGACAACTATCGTAAGTCAATTACTGCAGTTCTTCTCGAAAACCAAGAAAAAGCACTTAAGGAAGAAAATGCACAATCTGCATATCTTGCTGAAGGTAACTCAATCGGTGACGGCACCGGTGCAGTTAAGACCTGGGATCCAGTTCTTATCAGTCTCGTTCGTCGCGCGATGCCAAACATCGTTGCTTATGATATTGCTGGTGTTCAGCCAATGACCATGCCAACTGGCTTGATCTTCGCTATGCGCAGTCAATATCAAAATGCAGCTGGTGCAAATACTGCTGAAGCTCTCTTCAACAAGCCAGACACCGCATTCGGTGGTCCAGTTACTACTGCACAAGGTGAAGCTCTCACTGGCAATGGTACAAATGGTAGCTATGTTGATCCAGATCCAGCTGTTGGTACTGTTCAAATTGGTCGTACAGCTGCTGCTGGTGGCTTTGGTCAAATGGGATTCACCGTTGACAAAACAACCGTTACTGCTAAGACACGCGCTCTTAAGGCTGAATATTCAATGGAACTTGCTCAAGACCTCAAGGCTGTTCACGGCCTCGATGCAGAAGCAGAACTTGCAAACATCCTCAGCACTGAGATTCTTGCAGAAATCAACCGTGAAGTTATCGACACTGTTAATGCAAAAGCACAAGTTGCTGGCATCAATGGTACTTTCGATCTTGACCAAGATGCTGACGGTCGTTGGGCTGTTGAAAAGTTCAAGTCACTTCTTTTCCAAATTGAAGTTGAAGCTAACGCAGTTGCTAAGGCAACACGCCGTGGTAAGGCAAACTTCGTACTTTGCAGCAGCAACGTTGCAAGTGCTCTTGCTGCAGCTGGTGTGCTTGACTATGCTCCAGCTCTTGCAACCAACCTCAATGTTGATGACACAGGCAACGTATTCGCTGGTATGGTAAATGGCCGCCTCAAGGTGTTCATCGACCCATTCGCATCCGAAGACTATGTAACTGTTGGTTATCGCGGTACAAACGCATACGACGCAGGTATGTTCTATTGCCCATACGTTCCACTCACAATGGTTCGTGCAGTTGATCCAGACACATTCCAACCAAAGATTGGCTTCAAGACACGTTATGGTCTTGTTGCTAACCCATTTGCTGGTAACCCAACAGCTAACGGCGGTACAGGTGCTAACGCAGCTAACCCATACTTCCGTAAGTTCACAGTAACTGGTATCGGTGGTTCTACTTACACTAACGCAGGATAATTTACTGCAATAGGTAATAACCTTAAAATTAGAGGCTACCCGAAAGGGTAGCCTCTTTTTTGCATAAATAATAGTATGATGGATTCAAATTTATTAGCATTAACTGGGTTTAAACTCTTTATACATGCTGAAGACTTTAAGCACACTCAATATTTTGCGGTAAGTGCAAGTTTTCCTGCTGTGTCCTTGCCAGAAGTCACTACTGGATATCGTAACCTTTCTGGATTTGTGTCTGGTGATAAATTAGCGTATGATCCGTTAACTGTAAGAATTGCAATAGATGAAAAATTGGAGTCATACCGTGAAATTTTTAACTGGATGCATTCAAATACTGAAAACAAACAGTTAACTATACATGACATAACGCTACACTTTTTAACAAATCATAATAACATATCACGCAGCGTTCGATTTGCAAACGCGTTTCCTACAAATATAGGAGGGTTAGAGTTTAACGTGCAGCAAACCGAATCAGAATATGCCTATGTAGACGTTACTTTCCGTTATGATTATTTTGAATTTATGTAATGATATATAATATATTATGATGCAACTTGAAGATATACTTAAATTATGGGAAGTCGACAGTGTTATCGATGAGATTAATTTGGATGAAACCAGCGTAAAAGGTGCAAGTCTGCACTCTAAATATTTAGAGTTATACAGCATCGCGAAACTAAATCTTAAAAAGAAAGAGCTCTCTATGGCGCACTTACGTAAAGACAAGTGGTTGTACTATAATGGCAAGATGACGAAAGAGGAAATGGACTCTAAAGGTTGGCCATACGATCCATTTTCCGGAATGAGTAAGCCACTTAAAAGTGACATGGAATTATTTTATACCACTGACGCTGATATTATGAAATTACAGGGTCAAATTGAGTATCAGTCTACGATTGTAGAGGCACTTAAAGATATTATGGATAATATTAAATGGAGACACACTACAATTAAAAATATTATAGACTGGAAGCGATTTACGTCAGGAGTTTAATGACAGACATAGGCATAACTAAAGTTGATGAAACTTCATTGAGAATAGTCTCAAATGATTCTGGAATTCTTATGGAGCTTTCAGAACATTTTACGTTTTTTGCTGAAGGCTATAAGTTTATGCCACTCTATCGCAACAAGCTCTGGGACGGTAAAGTTCGACTCTACGATTCACGCACTGGACGACTGCCATATGGATTACTGTTTGAAGTACTAAAATTTGCAAACTCTCATAACTACACTTATGAGTTGCATCCTAGCATAACTGAACGAGACGTGCCAACTTCTCAGTCATTATTAGAGTATGCAAGTGGGCTGCACATTACCA